TAAATAATATTCCGGGTAGCCCTATAGAATTTAGAGTGTCATGAGTTTAACTGTTTGGAAAGAGCCTGAGAGTAACCATATTTATTGTATGGGGATTGATACTGCTGAGGGTTTAGCGCATGGGGATTATTCTTGTATTCAGGTTTTGGATGTGCGTACTAGCGAGCAGGTTGCAGTTTGGCATGGCCATATTCCTCCTGATGAGTTGGCTGAAGAAGTTTACAATTTAGGCATGTGGTACAACAGGGCTTTGTGTTGTGTGGAGTCTAATAATCATGGTTTGACTACGATTGTTCAGTTGCGTCATTTGGGTTATCCGAATATGTTTAGGAAACGTTCTTTGAATCAGGTTACTGATACTGTTTCGCAGGAGTTTGGTTGGAAAACTACTCGTACTTCTAAACCTTTGTTGATTGACGATTTGGGTATGGCTTTACGCAATGAAGAATTGACGTTGTATGATCGTTTTACTGTTGCTGAGTTGCGTTCTTATGTTCGTAATAGTCGTGGCACTATGTCTGGTTCTCCGCATGATGACCGGGTGATGGCTTTGGCGTTATCTAATCAGATGCGCCAATACGCTTTTATGCCTGAGTATGCGCCTGTTATTGATGATTATTGGACTGTTGATTGGTTTATGAGAATGGTTACGAACGAAGATTCTGACGCGCCTGATACTAAAATTGGTGCTTCAACTATGAGAGGTTCTGTTTAATGTGGGACACCTTGTCCCTTTTATATGAGGATATTCTTAAGGAGGATATTTAATGGCAACAAAATTTGTGTCCCATACAAGCGGTGTTCATACTGTTGATGGAACCAGCCAAAGTTCACGCATGGAGCGCGGTCAATCCGTATGTTCTAATCCGGCTAAAGAGGGAAGTTCTACGAATACGCAGAAGGCAGATCCTCGTGCAGCAGGTAGCGGTGACTTGGGTGCTGATACTACAGTACGTGAAACTCCGTTTAATCAACATGGTATTACAGGTAACGTAGAACCTGCTGGTGAACAGCCTAAGCATAGTCGCGCATAGCAATGGCGGTTTTACCACCGTCTGCTACATTTGAAGAGTTCAGCGCTTATTGCGCTGAAGTCAATGGACCTCAGACGGATGAAGAGGTTGTTGAATTGTGGGAATGGCGACAGAAACTTTTAGGTTTCCAAGTTATTACTGGCGCTGGATTTAGATCTATGCTTCCTGCCGATGAGCAACATATGACTATTAAAGAAAGAGGCGATAAGGCTTACGCTGAGGCGAAAGCGTCTGGTCGCAATATTGAACCTGTTGGAGCGCGGTGGGTGTAATGGCTAAAAAAACTCGTAAAGAAAAATATGAGATCATAAGCGAAAGACTTATAGCGTCTACTCGTTGGCGTGAAGAGATGGGTTATGACCGTCTTTGGCGACGCATGATTGATCTTTACCGAGGAAAGCATTGGCCTAATTCAACAACAAGCAATGAAGATTTAATAGCAGTTAATCTTGCATTTTCAACGATTAACGTTATTGCTCCTTCTGTTTCAGTTAATCATCCTAAAATTGTTGTGACCCCTAATCAACCTGACGATGAAGATCGTGCTGTTTTTGTTGAAGCGGTAGTTAATCATTTATGGAAGCATCACGATTTTCGTACACCGTTTCGTTCATCTGTAAAAGATTTTCTTATCTTTGGTCATGGTTGGATTAAGGTTGGTTGGAAATTTGTTGAACAAGAACGTGCGTTAAGTGAAAACGAAAAGGGACTTTATTTAGAAGAAGCAATGGTTGAAGCAGATACTTTTGCTATGCAGAATCCTGACATGGCAGCAGATCTTCCAACTGATGAAGATCTCGCTGCTAACATTCCTTCTACAGAAATGAAAATAGTTGAAGATCAACCGTTTGTTGAAAGAGTTTCTCCTTTTGATGTTTATGTTGATCCAGAAGCAACTTGTTTAGAAGATGCAACATGGATTGCTCAAAGAATTATTCGCCCGTTAGAAGAAGCGCAAGCAGATAAAAGATATAAGCCTTCTGTTAGAAAAAATTTAACTGCTGACGCAACAGTTTCAGATATTTTACAAAACCCTGTTCAAGATGAACGTTATGTTTCAGATGCTGAACGTGTAGTTCTTTGGGAATATTACGACATTATGGGGAACACAATGTGTGTTATGGCTGATTCAGGTGACGAGTTCCTTGTGGACCCAACACCAATGCCTTATGCGTATGGTCAACCTTTTGTGATGTTACGCAATTATGATATCCCAGATTACTTTTACCCAATGGGTGATTTAGAAGCAATAGAGTCTTTGCAAGAAGAACTTGATAAGACTCGTAGCCAGTTGGTTAATGCTAGAAAACGTTATGGCCGTAAATATTTGTATCATGAACGTTCGTTTGGTCCTGAAGGTCGTGAGGCTTTAGAGTCTGAGCAAGATGGTCGGTTTGTTCCTGTTGTTGACGAGAACAAACCATTGTCTGAAGTTATTATGCCTTTGCCTCAGATTCCGTTGTCGCCTGAAGTTTATAATACTTCTGCGATTATAGAAAATGATATTAATGTTGTGTCAGGTGTTTCTGAATATGCTCGTGGGCAAATGCCTGAGATACGACGCACTGCTACTGAGGCTTCAATTATTGCCGATGCCGGGAATGCTAGAGCAGCGGACAAATTAGCAATTATAGAACTCGGTATCGGCATGATTGCTCGTCGCGTAATACAGGTTATGCAACAATTTATGACAGGAGAACAAATGGCTCGTGTCGCTGCTAATGGTGGCGAAAACTTGTTTGTTCCTTTTGTTAGAGATGACATTGTTGGGGAATACGATTTTAGTGTTGAGGCTGGGTCTACGCAGCCGATGAATGACACGATAAGAAAACAACAGGCTGTGTCTTTGCTTAACGCTATGGGTCCACTTGTAGGAACAGTTATTGATCCTGTTGCTTTAGCAAAACATGTTCTGCAACAAGGATTCGGTATTAAGAATCCAGATAAATTTATTATGCAACAACAGCCTCAACCAGAAATGGCTGAGGACCCCGCTGCTGTTGCCGGAATGCCTCCGGGTATGTTGAGCGATCCAATGATGGGTAACCCCGGTATTGATGCATTCGCTCCTACCGGGGGTATCCCGCCAGAGTTGTTAGCGCAAATGCAAGGCCAGATGGGTTTGGATTTGTCTAACTTATAATGGGACACTTTGTCCCTATTTATTAGAGCAACCTTATGGACTCTAGGAAGAGGTAAAAAATGGAAGACGAGTTGACGGAACCCACTGAGGTGGATACTTCGGAAGCGTCGGAAGAAGTAACAGAGGAACCTGCGGGAGAAGCATACACCATAAAGGTGGATGGTGAAGAATCTCAGGTCACCCTTGAAGAACTTCAAGACGGCTACCAACGACAAGCAGATTACACACGTAAAACGCAAGAGTTGGCAGACGAACGTAAACGATTACAGCAAGCAGAGGCGATAGTTTCTTCTTTGGAAAATAATCCAGAGGAGACACTTAGAGCACTTGGCGATGCGTTTGGTGTGGCACAACCTGTAAGGAAAGCGGCTCCGGCGCAAGAATCTTATGATTCTTGGGACGAAGCAGCAGAACCAGAGGATGCTACTACAAAACGTTTAGCAGAGTTAGAAGCACGCCTTGAGCAGCAAGATCGTTTAGCACGTAAACAACAAGTAGAAAAACAAGTAGAAGATCTTAAAGGTCAGTACGGAGAATTTGACTCTGACGAACTTTTTCAACATGCGTTGCGGCACAAAATAGGAAACCTTGAAGCAGCATTAACTCATATGCGGTTCGGAGAAGTTTCTGAAAAAGCGACAAAGTTGGAAAAGGAACAAGAGCGTACTGAGGCTAAACGAGATGCGTCTTTTGTTGAATCTAGTGGTTCAACAGCAGCAAAATCTGTTAAGTCTCAAACATCAAATCCTCCTCAAACGATCCGAGAGGCTTTTGCTCAGGCTAAGAAAAACTTAGTCTGATAATTTCACTGTAGGAGGTGGACAACAAAAATGGCTGGTAACAGTAATTTTGATGAAATACTTACCACTACCCTGAATAACTACGTACCGAAGTTAGTTGACAACGTCTTTTCGGCTCGGCCTCTATTTTATGCCATGACCAAAGGCAACAACATTCGCCGTGTATCAGGTGGTGCTAAGATTGTAGTCCCCATTATTTATGGTTCAAACTCTACTGCTGCTTCATATTCAGGTTCAGATACTATAGCGACTACCGCTCAAACAGGTATCTCAGCCGCTGAATACGACTGGAAACAGTACGCAGCAACAGTAACTATTACTGGTATAGAGGAAGCCAAAAACAATGGTGAGGCTCAAATAATTGACTTGCTTGAAGGAAAAATATTCCAAGCACAGGAAACAATCATTGACAACATGAACACCATGTTGTGGGGTGATGGTTCTGGCAACTCAAGCAAGGACTGGGAAGGTATCCAAAGTTTAGTTTCTGGAAGCACCGTGGGTGGTATTAACCCATCTGGTTCTGGTAACTCTTTCTGGGCACCAACTCAAACAAACCTCGGTGGAGCGTTGTCTCTTGCAGGAATGGGAACTATTTATAACACCGTTTCTGTAGGTAACGATCAACCTACCATCATATTCGCAAGACAAGCAGGCTATGAAGCCTACGAAGCATTGCTTTCAAGTCAAATTCGGTACACCGACACTGACTTGGCTGACGGTGGATTCCAGAATCTTATGTTCAAGGGTGCGCCCGTAACATTTGATTCAAATTGCGAAGCAAATGCAATGTACTTCCTTAACACGAAATACATTCAACTTGTAGCCCACAGCGACGTTTGGTTTAAACCAACCCCGTTTGTGCGCCCAACCAACCAAGATTCTGTGTTCTCACAAATCTTGTGTTATGGAAACATGACCATTAGCAACCGTGCACGTCAAGGACGTTTACACGGAATTACTAACGGTTAATTCTATTGTTAGGTGGGGGCTGCTTGCGGCCCCCACCCGACATGAAAGAAAAAAATATGTCAAGAACTAACGCAATCGCTTACAAACAAGATATGCGGCCTTACGGCCAACCAGCAGAAAATTTTAGAGATGCTACTCCTCGCCCTCAGGCTGTGGGATCAAACAGAAATGTTCATCGTGTAGCAGATACCAGTGTTCAAGGACCAACGTATAATTCTAATATTTGTTCTTCAGTTAAAAAAAATGGAGAACCATGCAAAGGGCATAAAGTGGGAGATAGCGAGTTTTGTTCTTTTCATAGAGGATAGAGGATTTAATGCAATTATCAGAAATGCGTGAATACGCCAGAAATGTTGTTGATATAGATACAACAGATATTTCTAACGCTACATTAAATCATTTTATCTCTGAAGGATATAATCTTATTATCCATTCTGAAAAACGTTGGCCCTTTCTTGAAATCTCAACTACTTTTTCTACTGTTGCTGGGACTAAAGATTATTCTTTAACACTTGTTGGAGCAAATGAATCTACTGGAAATGGTTTACGAGAAATAAGTAGTTTAAAAACAAACGACCACGTTATTGAACTAATCGGGTTTGACGACGGCGACATTATGTACCCGTTAGATACTAACACTACTGGTGAACCTTGGTATTGGTCTTATTGGAGCGACACAGTCCGTGTGTACCCTACTCCTGATACTGCTTACACAATTTATGTTCGTGGCTACAGAAACGCTGCTCCTTTTGGCAGCGGAGCAGGGGCTACAGATGATACTAATCCTGATTTGCCAGATCCTTTTGACACTGTTTTAAGCCTTTACGCTATTTACCGTTGTTACCAGCAGCAAGAAGATGGCGGCATGGCCCAACAATACTACGTTCAATTTCTTGGAGAATTATCTAATCTTGCTGCTCGTTATAATGACACTCCTGCTCCGCAACCTATGATTTTGAATAGTAGATCTGTAAGCAAATGGGCTAGTCAATCTTATTTACCGCCTCGTTTACGCTACTCTTGGGAGTAGCCGATGGCTTTAGAAAACCACATTCCTTCTGCTAGTAGCGGGGAGCCATATCGTTACGAAGAATTGTCTGATTTTACAGGTGGTTTAAATCTTAGAGCAGACCAAACTTCTCTTGGAGATAACGAATCTCCTGCTTTATTAAATGTTGAGGTTGATCCACGTGGTGGTATTGCTCGCCGTGACGCTATTGATGCGTTGAACTCTACTGCTTTGGGTGAAATTCTTAAAATTTCTTCTCACCATGAAACGACTGGGGATAATCAAATTCTTGTTGCCGCTAAGGATAGTTCTAATACGGCTTTATATTATGGTTCTGGTGGTAATTTTACTCGTATAAACACTAGCGCTAGTGGTTCTGGTGTTGCTTTGGCTGGTCATGCTTTGCCGGGTTTTATTACTTTTAACGATGAAACATATATTTCTAATGGGACGTTGTTTGAGACTGATAAATCTGCTGTGAAGTGGACTGGCGCTAACAGCGCTTCTGTGTTAACTCCAGATATTGATGGTACGGCTGGGCATTTTCCTTTGGCTCGTTTGATGTGTACTTGGGGTGAAAGGGTTTGGGTTGCCAGCACCAGAGAAAGTGCAACTAATCATTTTAATCGTATTCGTTGGTCTAAAGTAGACAAAGGCGACGAATGGAATGCAGATGATTATATAGATATAGACGTTGGGGAACATGGCGACCATATAACCGCTATTGTCCCTAACGGTGACCGTTTACTTGTGTTTAAAGAAAACGCTATTTACGGTGTTTATGGTTTTGATTCGGATTCTTTTCAAGTAATTAACTTGACAAGAATTGCAGGAAGCATAGATGACTGCACTCCAGTTGCTTCTCCTTTAGGTGTTTTCTTTTGGTACGCTCAAGAAGGTGTGTACATGTTAGGCGCAGAGTCTTTAGATTACATGTTTCATTCTATTAAACCAGCGATAACGAGAAGTCAATTAACGTTTACTGGTGTTCCTTCTTTAATGTGGTTTGATAACCGTTTATGGGTTTCTGTTGATTATCAATCTGGTGATGGAATTCAAAACTCTAACCAAACTAATCGCCGTAATGTTTTTGTTTACGATCCTTCTTTAAGTATGAATGGAAGTTGGACTCGTTTTGATATTAATGCACGAAATTTGTTTACTTACAAACCACCGGGTGGAACGCATTTAGGTTTATGCGCTACTTCTGATGTAGATAGTGGGGTGACAACGGCTGCGTTTACTCGCGTGTGCAAAGTCAATATTGACGCTGATGTGGACGATTACACTGGCGCTCCTTCTAACACTCAGATTCATTCGTTTTATCAGACTCGCTGGTTGGAAGGTAATCGCCCCACGTTTAATAAACGGTGGGGCAAAACACGTACGGTGTTGTTGGCTGATAACACTGTTGCTATTCAAATGAAAATTTATAAAGATTATAATACTGCTAGTGAGGCGACTACTTTGTCGCAGCAGATTACTGGTGAGGCTTCTACTTCTGCTTGGGATTCTGCAACGTGGCAAAAATTACCGGGAGATGAAG